CCATATCTAAATTTATAAAAATAATCTTGTGGTACTCCTCTTTTACCATCAGCAATTGCGTCGGTACTTTTTCCTAATATTTCATTAATCGCCGCAGATGGGTAATCATTAATAGATGTACTAAATGAATATGATTTTGGGTCGATAGTACTATATAATCCATTATACGCCGTGTCACTAATGTGATATTCTCTAATATTTGGTACTAATATTTTACCTGTAAATCTATTTCTTCCTCCCGTATCTTCATTTAATGAAAGTCTAAAACGATAAGTCGATTCTGTTGGGATACCTACGTTTTTATTTTTAGATTCCACAACTTCACCAAATTCATTTGTTGTTATGTAGTAAGTGTTCATCGGCACCCTAAAAAAGAATCTACCAAATTCATCAATAGTTTGGTCAATTTCTAATTTTTCTAAAATTGGTCTATTGAAATCTGGGTTATCATTGGTGTCTTTTTCAAATTCTCCCGTAAATCTAATTGCTTCGATGTCTCCTTTCATTGTCGTTAGACGACATTTCTCACCTTGTTGATTATCAACATTACATTGAACTCTTAGTGCGTCTTTACCTGAATCGGTAAATGTACCTCCCATCACCACCGCGTATGGTTCAATTCTAATTCCTTTATCTTTTAAATCGAAATCTGTTCTTGTTAAACCAATTTGACATAAGTCTTCATTACCCCAAAATGGATAAACTTCAATTGTTTTATCAAAAGAAACAACTTGAGGAAGACTCTCCAAATTGTTAGAAGACATATATGTATATGCGTTTTGAAATTTTTCCGCGGAAATTCCTTCGTACATTAAATCGTATGGTGACAATGATTGACATCCCATATCGGATAAGTCAACATCTACGTGAATTCTTTGTTCACCTAAACCAACTCCCCAAATCATAAAATCACCTGCGTCGTTTGTTTTAACTGTGTATTTGTAATATTTCTCATACACCTCTAAAACTTCTTCTCTAGTAAGAATATCTCGTTGGTCGGGGAATGTTCCTGTTGGGGAATGTCCTGAATGTTGTTTTCTTGATGGTAATAGATTGTAACGATATCCATCATCGTTCTGGTCACCAATCTCTTTATATGGATATAAAGCGGAAATTACGGGGTCCGATTCGTCTTCTGAGGATAAGGGGATAAAAATGGAAACTCTTGCGTTTGGTACACCAAAACCGTTATTTACACTAACTCTACCACAAACCACACCATAATCAGCACAAAGAGATGTGTATATCTCTTTTTGTGTAAATTTTAAAGACAAAATCTCTAATAAATCGAAATCTTGTTTAAGTTCGACTTTTACAATTTGGTCTTGACCAATATTCGTTGAAATTCTATGTTTTTGTATCATTCTTATAATAAATAGAAAGCAGACTACTTTCTATTATAATAAGAAAAAATTAAATTAAAATGTAGTCGAAGTGAGAGGTTTAACCCTAACTTTAATATCTTTATTTGGAAATCTAATTTGGAATATCTGATTTGACTTCATATAAACGGTCATATCCGCTTGTAGAATCTCTTTTGTTTCTGGTGTTTTGTATGATTGTGACACCTCAGCTTGTGAATATTCACCACCTGTTTTATTAAAAACTCTAACATCAACCGCATTAACTACTCCACTTGTTGATCCAATTTCTTTTAACAATTCACCCGTAAACAATGGGTCTCCCATTTTTCTTTTTTCAATTGCAAAATATGAAATTGTTTTTTCAATTATTGATTTAATGACATCTGACTCTAATTCGTTTCTATCAATTACAACATCAATCTCCAATCCAAGGTCAATAACCTCACCACTTTGAATCTCAACAAAGTCATTAATCATTCTATATTGTGAAATATATTCGGTTACATTATCTTTTAAAGTGTTAGAAACTACGTCAGTTAGGTTTCCGTCGGAATCGTAAGACAATAATTTAATCTTCACCTTATTATCTTCCTCCATCACATTAACCTTAGCCGCAGCGCCAAATGTGGGTGGCATATTTTCAATTACCGATTTGTAATCATTTAACGTTACTGCTCTATTTTGTGCCGCAAAATTGTAAGAAATCATATTTCTAATTTCATCAATTGTTGGTTGATCTGCCCCACCTATTGCCGGAGTTACATTTGATACTCTTAACGATTGAATAACTTGTGAATTTACAGTTGAAACTGGACCATTTACATTAAACTCAATGTTGTCAATACTATTAATAACATTAACCCCTAGATTTGAGTTTTTACCTCCACCAATTCTATATTTTACAAACATTGTACTGTTTGACTTAGGTACCGCACCTAACGATACGTTATTCAAATAAGAACCTAAACTAACTTTTAAATTACCCGTTATGAAATTATCTAAATTAGCCATTGGGTCCACAGTTCCAGAACCAAATGTCATCGAATAATATCCTTCTGGGGTATATTCAGTCATAAATTTATTACTAACTGAAAGGTATGTTCCTGGTATGAAATTATCTTTATCTGATATTTTTGTTGAGTCTTTAATGAATACTTTATCTTCCATTAAAGATTTAACTTCATACCATTTATTAGTTGATGATGTAAATTCTGATGATGTTGGATTTGACCCGAACGATGTACCTTCTTTATGTATAACCGACACAATACCTAATACGTTTTGTTCAGGTAAATAAAGTTTCAAGAAAGGTTTCTGATCTAATTCAGTTACAACTCTTCTATATATCCTTGAGACTCCGTTTACGACCGCTTCTCTCTTAGTAATGGTATATGACACTAATTTATTGTTACCGTCGAAATTAGGTATCTTTAAACGATTTGGTTCACCTTTATTGTTAAATGGATTAGAGAAATCAATATCTTCTAATGTTTCAAAAATCTGACCTCCTCCTGATATCTGAGCTCCCGCCTTTAATAGACCCAAGTATTCAGTTTTCTCCTTATCACCCGCCACTGGTACATTTATTGAAAAGTCACATAAGGCAACTGAGGGTCTGTTTCCAGGTATTCTTAAACCATATGTTTTGGCAATATGAAAAAGAGATTGTCTCTGTTGAGCGAAATCTAACATTGTTTCTTGCCATACTCTATCAATATGGAAGTGTAGATTATCCGCCACAGCCGCGTTCAAGTCTAATAACACAGAAAATATAGATGCGTCATTAGTATTTTTTATTAAATCTGGATAGTAATCATTTGTTAGATTTACTAACTCTTGTCTTAATCCCGCAAAATCTCTAGTTGCGTATGATATTTTTTTAGCCATTTTATATGTTTATAATTACAAAGTCGGATGACGTAAATGATCCGTTATTAACCGTGTAGTCTATTTTTACTTTTGCGGTGTATGGTTTACTTGTAGCGTCTGATACCCTAAATAACCTTTCATCCTCTTGTTGTGAATATAATTTAGTCTCTTCAGGGTCATTTTCTGCTGATACGATATTGATTGAGTTAATATCTAAATTTGGAATGTATTTTTTAACGCTTTCTCTTATTTCGTCTTCAATTAAACCAAAGGTAACAACGTCATTTTGGTCAAAGATGTATTCGTACAATCTAGTTCCAAAATCGGGTAAATAATATCTACTACCCTTTCTTGTTAATAATAAATGAATCAAATTCGCACGAACTTCTCTTTCAGGTGATTCTGTCATCCTTAAGAAGTCACCTTTTAAACTATTCCTAAATGGAAAATCTATACCGTAAGTTGCTGCCATATCAAATAAATATAAACTAATCTAAAATGGTAATAAATAAAAAATCCAGCCGAAGCTGGATTTAATGTAGTTTCCTATAATTTTACGAACCACAACCCTCACAGTCAAACGGAGAGTCTATTGGTTTATCTGATGTCATTACGACTTCAGGTGTTCTTTCACTAATTAATGTATTATTAGTTGGTACTTCCACATTGTTTATAGATGACGTTTGTTCAATTGGTTTCGACACTGACGTATCAACTCCTAAACCTTTAATTGCGTCTACCGCCGCCCTTGTTCTCAAATAGTACATACCCGTTTTTAACCCTAATTTCCAACCAAATAAATGAGCCGCCAATAATTTAGGTTTAGTTGCATTATCAACAAATAGGTTTAAAGATTGTGATTGGTCAATAAATATACTTCTATTTGCTGCCATTTGTAAAACACGTTTTTGAGACATTTCCCAAACTGTTTTATAAACCTCTTTCATTTCAGTAGGAATTTCAGGAATGTTTTGAACTGACCCATTCTCCATAATTAACTTATTCTTAATGGTATCACTCCACAATCCTATTTTTAATAAATCATTAACTAGATGTTTATTAATCATAATGAACTCTCCACTTAATGTTCTACGAGAATATAAGTTGGTTGTGAATGGTTCGAACGCTTCATTGTTTCCTAAAATTTGTGCAGTTGATGCTGTTGGCATTGGTGCGACTAATAATGAATTTCTAACACCATAGTTTACCACTTCTTTTCTTAGAGATTTCCAATCCCAACGACCTGATAAATCTTTATCTTTTTTACCCCACATTTCAAATTGGAAAACACCTTTTTCAATTGGTGATCCTGCTATTGATTCATATGGTCCAAACTCTTTAGATAAATCTTTAGAAGATGTCATTGCCGCAAAATATATTGTTTCAAAAATATCTGTTTGTAATTTATCCGCATCTTCACTTTCGAATGGTAAACCCAACATACAG